ATCTGATGTTGAGATTAAAGCTTTTAAGAATTTCCTCTCTAAACTTGTAAATTCTTAATAGGAGAATAAATTATGTCTAATGACAAAATAGAAAATGATTTAGTCGAAGACGTATCAGAAACTGAAGAGCTTACTAACGAGGAGCTCGTTGAAGACGAACAAGTTCAAGACGAAGAAATCGTAGAAGCAAAAGCTAAGAAAGAAGCCGAAGAAGAAGGTGATGACGAAGAGGAAGTCAAGGAGTCTGATGAAGACGACGAAGACGAAGAAGAAGTCAAGGAAGATTCCGATGAGGATGACGACGAAGACGACGAAAAGCCTGTAGTTGAAATGCCCAAAACTAAAGCTGCTATCATGGCATCAGTGAATGATATGTTGAAGAAATCAAAAAAACTAGACGCACAAAAGATTTATGCAAGTGTTTGTAAAACTATGGAAAGTGATGAAGGTGATGACGAAGAAGAAGAGAAGCCAGTTAAGGAAGACGTAAATGTCGACCATATTGACTACTCTGAAGATTTAGAATCATTGGTGGCTGAAGAAGCTACACTATCCGACGGTTTTCAAGCAAAAGCTGGAATCATCTTTGAAGCTGCTTTAAAATCTAAAGTAAGTGCAGAGATTGATAGACTCGAATCCGAGTACGTCGCAAACCTTGAAGAAGAAGTAACTGAAATCAAGTCTGAGCTAGTAGAGAAGGTAGATTCTTATCTTAACTACGTAGTTTCTAACTGGATGACAGATAACGAAGTTGCAGTAACTACTGGTCTTAGGACTGAAATTGCTGAGGACTTTATGTCTTCTTTACAATCAGTGTTCAAGGAACATTACATTGAGGTTCCAGAAGGTAAGGTTGACATGGTCGACGAATTAGCCGAGCAGGTTGCTGAACTGGAAGAATCTTTAAATAAATCAACAGAAGAAAATATCAAACTGACTGAGTCTGTTTCCGGAATGGAAAGAGCCGAAGTTGTGCGAAATGCATCTTCTGGGCTAGCATTGACTGAAGCTGAAAAGCTTGCATCTTTGGTAGAAGATATCGATTTTGATGACGCAGAATCTTTCGAAATGAAAGTGAATGTTGTTAAAGAATCATACTTCAGATCTGAAGCTCAAGAATCAGTAGATGAAGCTCAAAACTTAGTTGGTACTGATACAGTTAATGCTGATATCAGTGATGTTATGGCTAGATACACTCAAGCTATTTCAAAATATAACAAATAGTCTAATAGGGGAAAACAAAAATGTTTAACGCAGACAAAAACTTAATGGAAAAGTGGGCTCCGGTTCTCGAGCACGCAGATGTTCCATCAATTCAAGACGGACACAAGGCAGCTTGTGTTGCACGTCTTTTAGAGAACCAAGAAATCTCAGCAAGAGAAGAAGCGAATGCACAACAAGGTAACTTCATGTCAGAAGCTGCTGGTAACGTAGTTGGTGCTGGTATGGGCGCAACTGCTGGTGCGATCAAAGGATTCGATCCTGTATTGATCTCATTAGTAAGAAGAGCTATGCCTAACCTTATCGCTTACGATATTGCTGGTGTACAACCAATGAGCGGACCTACTGGTCTAATCTTTGCAATGAAGTCTAGATATACCAACCAAACTGGTACTGAAGCTCTTCATGACGAAGCTAACGCTTCTTTCTCAGGTGACGCTTCTGTTACTCAAGAAGCTGGACCTTCTGGTCTAGAATCTGCTGCTGATGATGGCGACAACAACTTAGGAACTGGTGAAACTTCTGGTGAAATCGTTTCTGATGTTGCTGGTGGTCTTTCAACTGCAGCTGCTGAAGCACTTGGCGATGGTGGTGGTACTACTTTCGGTGAGATGGCTTTCTCAATCGATAAAGCTACTGTTACTGCTAAGTCAAGAGCTCTTAAAGCTGAGTACACAATGGAACTTGCTCAAGATCTTAAGGCTGTTCACGGTCTAGATGCTGAAGGTGAGCTTGCTAACATTCTTTCTTCTGAAATCCTTGCGGAAATCAACAGAGAAGTTGTTAGAACTGTAAACAGAAAAGCTACTTTGGGTGCTGCTCAATCAAGCGTTGCTGTTAAAGGTATTTTTAACTTGCACACTGATTCAGATGGCAGATGGTTGGCTGAAAAAGCTAAAGGTCTTATCATGCAAATCGAAAGAGAAGCTAATGTGATCGCTAAAGCTACAAGAAGAGGAAAAGGTAACTATGTAATCTGTTCTTCTGACGTTGCTTCAGTACTTGCTGCTTCTGGTATGCTTGACTACAGCCCTGCTTTGTCAACTAACTTGAATGTTGATGATACTGGTAATACTTTTGCTGGTGTTCTTAACGGTAAGTTCAAAGTATATGTTGATCCATATGCAACTGGTACTAACCCTGACTACGTAACTGTCGGATATAGAGGTAATACTCCATACGACGCAGGTATCTTCTATTGCCCATACGTTCCTTTAACTATGGTTAAAGCGATTGGTGAAGAAGACTTCCAGCCAAGAATCGGTTTCAAAACTAGATATGGTATGGTTGCTAACCCGTTCGTAGCTACAGACGGTACAACTGGTGCTGATAGAGCTAACCCTTACTTTAGAATCTTTAGAGTAGACGGTATTATGCAAAACAGCTAATCTTTAATTAGATTACAGTTTAAAGGGATCCTTCGGGGTCCCTTTTTTTATTTACGTAAATCAGGAGTAGAATATGACTATAGTTTTTTGGGCGATTGTTGTCTTTGGTACACTTAGTGCGACCAATGGTACTATTGAGTTGAACAAAATGTGTAAGAAAGAAGTAGAAGAAGGTGTTGCAGAGACAGTACGTGAATGCAAACAATATCACTTTGATACGAGAATTAAATCGGGGTGGTAGCATCTGATTAGATGCCTAAGTGGGGTTTGGGCATCTAATTGAAGTCTTATAAATAAATACACGGAAGATGCTCGGCGTATCAAGTGGTACGCCTCGCCATTAGTGGGTTAGGAAACCACCCTCGGAATTACGTGATAGGAGATTATCATGCATAAGATTTTTGCATTAATGACAGTAGTTTTGTTGGTTGGCTGTAATACTGTCGACTCAGTAATTGATGGCACTAAGAACATTGTCGGTGGTGTTGCATCAGACGTCGCTGGAGTTACTACTGGCACTTTAGATGTTGTATCTGGTACAATTAAAAGTGTTGCTGATAAAACTGGCGTTGAAGAGACAGAAGCCAAGTAAAATATAGGAGTAAGCCGGCCAAGGATGGCACTTTTATCTCGTATAAATAATATTGTCCAATGTCGGACAACACACACACGGAGACAAATATGTCAAATGGAAAATCAGGGTTCGAAATTCGAGCCGACTTACTAAACCAAGCTCAAGGAATACTTGAGGGTAATATTCACAGAAAAATCGATCAGGTTCATGCTCATAATGATACCAATGAAGATGATAAGAAGGCTATACCTGCAAAGCAGCTCAAAGCTGCGGATGTGATTTTAGTCGCAAAAGAATTATATGGGTTTGTTAACGAAAAATAGTTAGCACTCAGCTTTTAGATTGGTATAAATAGATATATGACTACAGCAAATAAAAACTTTTTAAGTCCGACTGGGTTTCAGTTTAAGATCGATTCTACTCAATATTCAAATGTTGAGTATTTTTGTACTGCGGTGACTTTACCGGATTTAACCTTAGGAGAAGCGCCTAATCCATATAAAGGGTCAAACTTGGCAATGACCGGAGACCGTATTGGTTTTGGGGATTTGGCTATCAGGTTCAATGTGACTGAGGATATGGAAAATTATATAGAAATGTATAATTGGATGCACAACATAATCCAAAAGGGTGAGAGTTTTAAGTCTGATGCGACATTATCAATATTAAGCAGTCACAATAATGTGACTAAAGAAATTACGTTTAAAGACTGCTTTCCTACCAATCTATCAGCTGTTGAATTTTCTACACAGCAAACTGATATCGAATATTTGCAAGCTGACGTGACACTAAAATATACATACTTTGATATAAAATAAACACATCGGTTTACTTTTTGGCAGTGTTTGTACACATATAGATATACTATGGAGATATTATGAATAATTTAGAAACAATACTTGAGATGTGGAAAAAAGACTCGATTATAGACGAGCTTCAATTAGACCAATCGGCAAGAGATTCGGCAAAGCTTCATTCGAAGTACCTAGAGTTATA